ACGAAACCAACCATGTTATATTATTTACAAGGTACACTCTTACTTCTGCTCACGTCAGCATTATACCTGAATTTATTGATAAGATTGATATATTAGATAAGCATAAAGACTTTCATATTACCAAGGATGAAATAATTAATCTAAGGACGGGTAGTAAGATATTATTCAAAGGAATTAAGACAAGTTCAGGAACACAAACGGCTAATCTTAAATCATTGGCTGGTGTTACTACATGGGTGTTAGATGAAGCGGAAGAGTTGACAGATGAAGACACGTTTGATAAGATTGACTATTCGATAAGACATAAAGAGAAACAAAATAGGGTAATACTTATACTTAACCCGGCCACAAAAGAACATTTCATCTATCAAAAGTTCTTTGAGAGTAGGGGAGTTGAAGCTGGAGTCAATACAATTAAAGGCGATACAACGTATATTCACACAACGTACCAAGACAATATATCAAACCTATCTGAAAGTTTCTTAAATCAGATTAAAACGATAAAAGAACGACGCCCTGACAAGTATAAACACACTATACTTGGTGGTTGGTTAGACAAGGCAGAAGGTGTTATCTTTACCAATTGGAGAATAGGACCATATAACAAAGATAATGGTTCGGTGTTCGGTCAAGATTACGGATTTAGTACAGACCCATCAACACTTGTTGAGACTTCAATAGATAAGACTAACAAAATTATTTATGTTAGATTACACATTTATCAAACAGGATTAACCACATCACAATTAGCACAACTAAATAGACAATTTGCAGGGCGTGACTTAATAGTAGCGGATAACGCAGAGCCACGTTTGATCAACGAACTAAAGGCACAAGGTTTAAATATAGTGCCAACAATCAAAGGAGCTGACTCAGTAAAATATGGTATAAGTTTATTACAGGACTATGACTTAATTATTGACGAAAATTCCGTAGATTTGATAAAAGAATTAAATAACTATTGCTGGCTTGAAAAGAAGTCTGAGACTCCGATTGATAAGTTCAATCATGGTTTAGATGCTTTACGTTATGCAGTTAGTTATCAATTAGCAAACCCAAATAAAGGAAAATATGGAATCAGGTAAATCACTAAGACAAATGATTAATGAAAGCGCGGTTAAGGTTGCCGATGCTTACAAGGATGAATACGGAGATAATTGGAAATTCCAATGCGTTGAGTCAATCGATAACGAAGTAGCGAAAGCGGAAGCGACTTTGAAATATTGGAAAGGTGTTAAATCGAAAGTAATGCAATGCAAGTAGAAATTGAAATACCTTCCAACCTATCAGAGATATCTTTAGATAGGTACCAAAAGTACATGCTAACTCTTAACAATTCCGACGATAAAGAGTTTGTGTTTCAAAAGATGATTGAAATATTTTGTGGTTTAGAACTTAAAGAAGTTGTTAAAATGAAAGCATCAACCGTTATAGAATTGGTGCAACACTTCAATAAAATATTCAATGAGAAAACTGCCTTCAAACATAGATTTAAATTGAACGGTGTGGAGTTCGGATTCATTCCCGACCTTGAAGAAATCAGTTGGGGGGAATACATCGATATTGAAGCCAACATTGGTGACTTTCAAAACATACACAAAGCCTTGGCAGTAATGTATAGACCGATTGTAAAGGACGTTAAAGGCAAATATGAAATAGAACCTTACAAGGGTGATTTAAGTTACTCAGAGGTGTTAAGATACGCACCGTTGGACGTTGTACTACCAGCATCGGTTTTTTTTTGGACTTTAGGAATCGAATTAATAAGCAGTACGCTGTCCTCTTTGGAGCAGATGAAGAACAAAACCCGTATTCAGAAAATGTTCAGTTCTCAAAGCAATGGGGATGGTATAGCTCAATCTATCACGTCGCTAAGGGAGACCTTGGAAGATTTGACGAAGTTACAGCGATGGGACTTCATCAATGTCTGACATTTTTAACCTTCGAACAACAAAAAGCTAAAATAGAAGTTAATCAATTAAAGAAGTCCCATGAAAAACTACTATAATTTATCAACCTTATTACATGATAGTATACTTGCTGATCCTTTAGTTAACCGAGTTACTAAGGGAAGTTTGGATAAAATCACGAATGCTAAACAAGACATGTACCCATTGTGTCACATTATCTTTAACGACGTGGCTTTTAGAGGTAATACAACGGTTTATAACATATCATTGGTTATGATGTCGATAGTTGATATTAGCAAAGACGATGTAATGGATATATTCAAAGGCAATGACAATGAAGATGACGTTTTAAACACGACGTTAAGTATACTTAATAGGATATTTGAGAGGGTTCGACGTGGTGATATTAGTGATTTAGGGTATGAAGTGTTAGATGACACGGCAAGTTGTGAGCCATTTGTTGATAGGTTTACAGATGCTGTTGCGGGTTGGACTATGACCTTTGACATATTAGCACCAAACGAAATGACAATATGTTAGCAGATTTAAGGGAATCTGGTTTACAGGAGGCGTTGGACAAATTCAAAGCGTCGGTAATTAAGCAAGCACGCACTAACTTAACTAAGGGACGTGCGCCTTTTGGGTCGCATAACAACACACGAAAATTATACAACTCATTGAAGGGACAAGCGAAGGTTTACGCTAAGGGTTACTCACTAAGTTTTGAAATGGAAGATCATGGATTTTACCAAGATAAAGGAGTAAGAGGTAAACGTTCAAATTCAAGAGCGCCAAAATCGCCTTATAAGTTTGGGAGTGGAACGGGAGCAAAGGGTGGATTAACGGAAGGAATACAACGCTGGGTTAAGGCACGTAAATTTCAGTTCAAAGATAAGAAAGGTAAATTCATGAGTTATGATTCAACAGCATGGATAATTACACGTTCAATCTACGCAAAAGGAATACGACCTACTTTATTTTTTACTAAGCCATTTGAAGCGGCTTATAAGCGACTCCCACAAGAATTAGTCAACGACTTGAAAATAGATTTAGAGAAAATATTTAATTATTCAATAAAACAACCGAAATGATAAGAGCAAGGTCACCGTATATTATTACTATCAACGAAGCAAGCCAAGTCAGCACACGAATAGAGTTGTTTATAAGCGCAACAACGTTCAGCGCTACACCACAATACAACTTAAGTAAGGCAATTCCCGCATCGAACGCACCGACAACTTACTATGATATTGCACCGTACATCCGTGAATACTTTGATCACAATTACTACTCAAATATCACAGCGTTAACGTCTACATATCTTAGTGTTCAAAAGCTAAATGTAAGAGTAAAGAGATACAAGACCGTTGGGTCTACTGAGTCATTAATTGATACAATAGACGAAATAGCAACGGATGGATATAGTGAATTTGCAGATGGCACTAACTATAATGGAGGTGATTACTTATTGGACCAAAAAACATATTACTATCATAGTGGTTCAAATCCTGGGTTTATATTGGCACGTGTTCAAACAGGCGATAAGGTAAGATGGACAGACCCCGAAGGTGTGACTTATTTAAGTTCATCGCTAACTCAAGGTTTTTATTATTTCCCCCGTGCGTACAATAGTAGGTTCACAGAACAATGGGTAACACAGATAATTGATTCGGGTAGTTCAGTTCAAGCTACGTGGACATTCAAGCCTGTTGAAGAGTGTTTGTATACACCCGTGAAAGTTGACTTCATAAATAAGTACGGGTCTTTTCAAAGGGAGTTTTTCTTTAAAGCTTCGAGCGATAATATTGAAGTGACTAACAAAGATTACAACTTAATGCAACCGTATGATTATAGTTTGACGGGTGGGCAAAGAACGACGTACAATCAAAACGGTATGCAAAGTATTAAGGTCAATTCAGGATGGGTAGAAGAGGACTTCAAAGACAACTTAAAACAATTGATGTTAAGCGAAAAAGTGTTAGTAGATGAGAAACCTGCTATTCTTAAAACAAAATCCATTGAACTAAACAAGTCGATCAACACTAAGCAAATTAATTATGCTTTAGAGTTTGAATTTGCTTATGATTTAATTAATAGCATTGTATAGATGAGAAAAGTTGACGTATATATTGAAGTAATCGCGGATTCAAATAACTATGAAAAGTTAGAGTTGTTTAACGATGAAGAAATACAAATAAATAGTTCGATTCAAAACGTTCAGGATTTAGCAAAGGTTTACACTGACTTTACTCAATCGTTTACTATTCCTGCCTCGCCACGTAATAACCGTTTGTTTGAACACTTTTATCAATCAGATGTAAACGCAAATAACAACCCTAACATAAGACGTAACGCATTTATCGAGATAGGCACTATCCCATTTAGGAGTGGGAAGATATCAATCGAGAGTTCAAACGTTGTTAAAGGGCGTGTTGAAAGCTACTCAATAACGTTTTACGGT